GGAAGCGAACTTCTGCTATCTACTCGCCTTTGATTCTATGTTGTTCTCCATCGGGCCAGACTTATCGTTTAACGCAAGTGAACACGGTCTATTCACCGCAGGTAGTGGCGGTCCTTATGCACTCGGTTATCTGTATTCGCTTAAGCCACACTCATACAAGTCTCTACTAATGGCAAAAGTAATAGCAGAAAGAGCAGTAAAGATCGCGTCGGTTCTTGACATAAATACCTGTCCACCGATACAAATAGTTACTCAACAGAGAGGGTGGGATGAATGATTGAATTTCTATTCGGTTTGCTATTTGGTTTCGTCGGGGCTTATGCTTTTGACTATTGGTTAACCTGGAGGGACAACCGCAAATGACACACGATGAATTGCTGGCAAAGTTATATGACTCAACGAAAACAAGTTGGTGGCTTGCCCTTCGTGCAGTAGTGGAATTGCATAAGCCTTTTATGTATGACGGAAGAATGGGAAAGTATCAAAGATGTAGCGGATGTTCTAGTGAAGAAGAATGGCTAGGAAATACCTATCCCTGCCCAACTATCCAGGCTATTAAGAAGGAGTTAGGGTAATGGTCGTAAGTCAGGTAAGAATGTGGCAATTAAGCCGAGGACTAGCGGCTGGTTACTTGTCGAGTTGTCACATCACCATTATTCAATTTATTTATAAGGAGCTACATTGAGAGGACTTTGTCGCAATCATAATGAAGTAAGGAAAGTCCACGAAGATTTTGAATGGGCTGACGAAATTATCTGCTGGGAATGTGGCAATAAAATAGTAGAACTTGTTGGAGAAAACTTTATGAAGTATTTAGATAAGCTTGATAAGGAGTTAAACGATGGCGATTGAGGATCCAAAGGAATTACTACTGCACGTACTGCACGCTAAAGATGCAGGGCGTGACCGTAGTAAGCAGACACAGGTAGGACCATCAGAGATTGGTGGCTGCCGTCGCAAGGTTTGGTATCGCTTGAACGATCAACCAGAGACTAACGATAACCAGTCAAAGCTGGCAGCAATTATGGGTACTGCTATCCACGCAGCCATCGAAGATGCAATCACTACGCTAGATCCTGAAAGTAAGGATTACTTAGTTGAGACTGAAGTTGCATATGGTGATATGAAAGCGCACGTTGACTTATTCGTACCGGGTATCGGTGCAGTCATTGACTGGAAGACAAGCAAGGTAAAGAACCTTTCATACTTCCCGTCAGCGCAACAGCGCTGGCAGGTACAGGTCTATGGCTATCTACTGTCTAAGAACGGTCACGAAGTTAAGACTGTTAACCTGGTAGCGATAGCACGTGATGGTGATGAACGTGACATCAAGGTACATTCAGAACCATACGATGAAGTTGCAGCGCTAGAAGCGCTACAGTGGTTGGCTAATGTAAAGGCTTTACAGGAAGCACCGGCACCTGAAAAGGATGCCTCATTCTGCAAGAACTATTGTCAGTACTACGACGCATCTGGAGATATGGGTTGCGTAGGCATAATAAAAGAACGTATCGTCCTTAGTGAAGTCGTGATTGAGGACGCGCAAGTTGATACTCACGCATTGAAATACCTACAGTTAGATGAGAAGATCAAAGAGCTGGAGAAGGAAAAGGATTCCTTGAAGTCATCCTTCGAGGGAGCTGTTGGCGTTACTGCCAGTGGTATTCAAATCAGTTGGACAACGGTTAAAGGTCGTCAGACAGTTGACTCTGAACAAGTAGAAAAACTATTAGGCTTCGTACCAAAGGTTGTGGGTAAAGAGTCTATTAGATTAAACATCAAACCAAATGGAGGAAAGTAATATGTCAGCACCCGATACAACGAAGTTCCAGGTGAACTATAAGTTAGCCGATGGAACTCTTATCAATCTGTATGCAACAAGTGTTACAGAATTAGAAACAGGTTTAGCAGATCTTGCTATGAACGCACTTAACATCCGTGCTACTGGTAATGAACTATCAGGCGGAGCAGCACCGGCACCAGTGGCAGCACCAACAGTTGCATCAGTAGCTGCAGCATTTAATGCAACACCAGTTGTAGCCGCTGCACCAGCAGGGCCAGAGCAACAATGCCGTCACGGAGTGATGGCCTTCCGTTCAGGTACTTCACAAAAGGGTCCTTGGAAGGGCTATATGTGTGCCGCACCAAAGGGTGCAACAGACAAGTGCGAAACTATCTGGATTAGATAATCTGTGCGCGATCCGGGGTTCTATGAGAACCCTGCTTGCGCTTCAGTAGGTGGTGATTTCTGGTTTCCAGAGAAGGCATCTGATTCAGTAGATATAGCAGTGGCAAAGTCTATCTGCAAAGGTTGTCCACACCGCACTGAATGTGCAGAGTGGGGCATAAGGAACGAACACTTTGGAATCTGGGGCGGTCTATCAGAACGCGAAAGATCCAAGATTCGTAGACAAAAGAATATACATTTAAGAGGGAGTGAAGTTGCTTGACTTATCGCGTGCGTGGAGTGGTGTGCTTACCAAAGCAACACCGCTGCCGGACGTGTGGCAGGCGCTAGCAGCAAAGCAGATTAAGTTCCGTCGAGGACAAGTCTGTATGGTAGCTGCAGCACCTAATGCTGGTAAGTCTATGTTCGCTCTGATCTATGCGATGAAGGCAGGGGCATCAACCCTGTTCTTCTCAGCAGATACAGATACCACAACTGTAATGATGCGAGCAGCATCTGCTGCATCCGGTCATTCACAGGTATCAGTAGAGTTAAACTTATCTAACAATAAGAACTACTACGATAAACACTTTGGCAAACTCGATCATATTAAATGGGTCTTTGATTCATCACCATCACTAGACGATATCGAGTTAGAGATCAGAGCATACGTGGAGTTATATGGCGAGGCTCCCGAACTGATAGTTATAGATAACTTAATGAATGTGGCAGCAGAGACTGACAATGAATGGGCTGGCTTACGTGCGATAATGATGGAACTGCACGATATGGCACGTAAGACTGAAGCCTGTGTACTTGTGCTACACCACGTCAGCGAGCAGAGTGAGTACGGATCACCATCTAAACCACCTGCTAGACGTGCTATCCACGGCAAGGTCAGTCAGCTTCCGGCGCTGATCTTAACTCTTGGATATGATCCGACCAACGGTGAACTCAAGGTGGCTGCAGTAAAGAACCGCTTCGGGCCACACACCGCAGATGGCGGTGACTTTGCAACACTGTTTGTAAACTATGCAGCCTGTCAGATATCTGATAAAAATGCCTGGGGTGTTATGCTAAGAAACGATGTAATAAATAAATACGACGGCGGTTACGTAGTCCAACCATAGATAGGAAAGTAATATGAGCGATTTAGATAGAGAAGTAGCAATACTTAAAGTTGACTTGGCTAACTTCTTTAATGCGATGATCCAGTCTGGCATTGTCGAGATAGTCAAAGATGAAGAAGGCCAAATGGTTTACAAAACCAACAAGGTTGTACTGGTAGATGAGTCAGTACAACAAGACTAAAGGTTCTCAGTTTGAGACAGATGTAATGAAATGGCTACGTAAGATGGGGGCCATAGCAGAGCGTCTGACTAAAGCTGGGGCAAAGGATGAGGGCGACATCGTTACTGTTATCGCAGGGGAAACTTACATCCTTGAACTCAAGAACCGGGCAACCCTTTCCTTGCCCCAGTTCTGGAGAGAAGCACAAGTTGAGGCGCTTAACTATGCGAAGGCACGTGGTCTTGGGGAAGTACCACCGTCTTATGTAATAGTTAAGCGTCGCAACGCTCCCATAGAACAAGCCTGGGTAATCCAGGATCTAACACAATGGTTAAAGGAGAAACAAGATGCCAGTTCCTGAAGGTGAAATCACCACATCAGAGATATTAAGTACCGATGAAGTAGAAGAGTTTACACTTGATGAAGAAGTGATAGAAGAATGATTTGCGCTAACTGTTATAAAGCCGGTGAGGAAAACAAGGCTAACCATATAAAACGTGCAGCGCACTGGCACGAGAAGTGCGACTATAAGGGGTGTGTATGCCAGCACAAGACTGGACAAGGTTGGGTAAAGGTCGCGGGAGTAAGAACTCCGCTGATGCAAACGCAATCCCCATAGCTCCTATCGTTTCCTACTTCGGTGGGGAAGTCAGAGAAGGACAGAACGTAGCAGTCAAGTGTTGCTTGCATAGTGATACTCGTAGGTCTGCTGTAATAAATACTTATAACAATTTATATTTCTGCCACACTTGCGGTAAGGGTGGTAACGCAGTCAGTATTGTCTGCATCATAGAGAACTTGGAGTTTAAGGATGGCCTCAAACGCGCAGTCGAAATTGCTACTGGAAGCGGCGCAGCGATACGCTCAAGAGGTAAGTCCGGAGGCGCTAGTCGCTCTAGAAGAACGTGGAATATCTGAGACAGTAGCTGCTCGGTTCCAACTTGGCACTGTAACGCAGCCGATCAATGGTCACGAGATGTATGAAGGATGGATATCTATCCCTTATATCACTGCCAATGGCGGTTGCGTAGGCTTCAAGTTCCGCCGGCTAGATGATGGCAAGCCTAAGTATGGTAGCCCGACAGGGCAGAAGGCTCACCTTTATAATGTTGTAGATGTGATACCGCTATCGCCGTACATAGTTATCTGTGAAGGTGAGTTAGATGCGGTAGTTACTAGCGGGATGCTAGGTATTCCAGCAGTTGGAGTACCGGGCGTTCAGTCTTGG